CTTAAGACGTGTGAAGAGTATTTCGAGTTCTACAAGAATGACTCATTCATTCCGCTCGCGTGTGAAGAGGTGCGAGGGAAGGTGCTATACGAGGATGATGAAATCCGTATTCTGTGGAAGGCGAAATTCGACCTCATCATTGACACCAATCAAATTGGTATCATTTCGATGGACCACAAGACGTTCAAACAGAGAAGAGATAAGTCAACACTGAGCAATCAGTTTCTCGGTCATTGCTGCCTGTTAGATAGTCGCAATGTCATGGTCAATAAGATTGGCCTACAGACCACGCTGAAGATTCACGAGCGATTGATTAAAGAGGTGGTGAGTTTCAGTGCAGACAGGTTAATCGAGTGGCAGCAGGAAATATTGCCATACTACGCCTACAAGTATGTGCAGTTCAATGACTCCGGCTACTGGCCTCCGGATTACACACACTGCGATACAATGTTCGGTCCATGTCCATACAAGCAGGTATGTGAGGGCGACCGGAATATGCGTGAAGAGATATTGAGGAATGAATACATGCTCGCTCCCACCTGGGACCCAACGAATGTAGAGAAGGGGGAATGATGTTGTACAAGGATGAATTGCTATTCATTGTGAAGAATTGGACGCGCGACCAGCTCGAAACATATATTCAGCAGCTCGAAGCGCGCGTGATGGTGGAAAAAGAACTCATCTCCGAGCTGAAATCTGTGCGCCGTAAGGTCACGAAGCGGAAGCCACTTGACACAGGGAATAGAGGAGCAAACTAGATGCCGACAATGAGCGATGTCAATTTCGATAGTCTTTACTGCATGTTCAAGGGAGAACCTGGATTACGTAAGTCTACACAAGCACTCTCATTCCCCGGTCCTCAATACTGGTTCTCATGGGATAGGAAGATGAATAGTATTCATTTACCTATGAAGAAGTGGGGAGTTGACCCCAAGACTATTCATTACGATGACTATGATGATTGGTCAAAAGCGAAGGCTAAGTTGGAATCGTTTCAAGTGAATTGTCCCTATAAGACAATAGTATTCGATTCTATTACTTCGATGGCTGACCAGACATTACGTCAGACAATTAAATTGAAGTATGGAATGAAACGTGGTAGTGGTGCAGTAGCAGGGAAATTGATTGCTGGTATTGCAATCAATGAGCTCGAAGATTACGCAGCAGAAAGTTCTGCACTACAGGAACTAATTGCACTTTCTAAAGATGTACATAACTTTCATAAAGTAAATGTCATCTTGATTGCGCACGTTATCCAAGCGGAATACCGAAATACTACAAACAACACCACACATATCAGTCGTCAAATCATTACGGCTGGTAAGAAAACTGCTGCAAAGATTCCAGCCTATTGTGGAGAAGTGTATCATTTCAATATCAAAAGGGGATTTACGGAAGGCGCGAGAGGAGAATACTCCCTTCTAACTGAGCATGTGGGTGATGATTTCGCTCGCACCGCATTAGAATTACCCCAAGAAATCGTGTTTGGAGATAAGCCTCTTTATGAAACTTGGATTGCACCTGCTATTAAAGGAGAATCTAAATGACAAACGAGGAACTTTATTTCAAACTTTTGAGTAGAACAGAGCTAACTGAAGATGGATGTTATCTCTTTTCTGCTACCAACAAAAGAGGACACGGACAGATTAGTTATAAACTTAAAACATATGGAGTTCATAGACTTTCAGCAATGATATTCCTTGGATTGGACTTGGGAGATAAAACTCAACAGGCTAATCACAAGTGTAAGAATAGGAATTGCTGGAATCCAGAACATCTGTATGTAGGCAATCAGAGTGAGAATATGTTCGATGCAATAGAAGCTGGAACATATAAAAGTCCATACGCGGACATAACTCACTGTAAAAGAGGTCATGCACTTGAGGGTGACAATGTTTTAATTCGAAAAAACGATGGAGGTAGACAGTGTAAAAAATGTCAACGAATCCGTATGGACGAGTACCAACAACGACAACAACAGCAACAACAGCAGCAGAAAACAGAGGGTTAGGTTATGCCGATTATCTCTTTCTCGGAGAAGGACTTGCTTCAGGGTAAGGTTGTGGAGCCCGCGTGGTATCTCATGACCATTCGTAGTGTGGGAGAAGCACCGTCTAAGGCCGGTGATTCCACCAACTACCCCGTCGAGGGTGTCATCGTCCGTAACGTCGATACGGGTGATGAGAAGGAAGCAGGTGTGGTCATCACTTGGATGTTCAATTCCAAGGCCATCGGATTCGCGGTCGGTTTTCTCCGCGCGTTCGGTGTGGATGTGGCTGCGGGTCAGCGTTTCGACTTGGGATCGGCAGCAGGCAAGCAGCTTGAGGTGTTCGTGGAGAATGATACGTATCAGGGACGTATCCTCAACCGCGTCAACCACAAGTATCGCTCTGTGAAGTAGTAGACACGCGCCCCTATCATTCATGTGAGTGGTAGGGGCGTTCTACTTGGTGTGAGTTAAGGAGCAGGCTATGACTGACAAAGAACCGATCCAGATGGAACTGCCGTTCGACCCTCCCGCGCGTCCGATTCCCACGGATGAGGAAGTGGATGATGCGGATGTCGCAGATGACGACGACGATGAGGATGATGAAGAGGACGACCTCGTTGACGACGATGAAGACGAGGACGAGGAAGATGATGACGACGAGGATCTCGACGTTGATGACGACGAGCCTGCCGAAGAGCCGGAAGATGTGAAGCTGTGACATTCATTACGCGTACTTATTGCAGCGATGTTGCTGGGTGACATTAAGTGCGTGTGGTGACAGGGGCCATATCTAACACCATTACTGAGTGGTTTACGGGTATGGCCCCGCTTTACTGTGCGCCGTGTTAGTAAATGGGAGAGAAGAGTGACTGAGACTAAGATTGTCGGACGTATCATTAAGGTGAGTCGTGGTGGGTGGGGGTTCATATCCTCACGCGATATCGAATTTACCCGTATATTCTTTCACTGGAGCGCATTGAAACAGGATACATTGAATTTCAAGGAGCTTGAAGTAGGTATGTTCGTCGAGTTCATTCCTACCAAGATGGAAGGACGTGGATACAGGGCCATTCAGGTGAAGGTCATTCCAAAGGTGAAATATAGTGAGCCAACAGAAGGTATCCCCGAAGCCAGTGTGCAGCCATTGTCGGAACTCGGACGCGCGGATGATGGAGCCGGTAACAATTAAGATCTATTGTTGCTGGGTGTGTTCCAAACTATTCACATGGGATGAGGGAGAAGAGAATGCCGAGCGAATTCGTAAAGGTGAAGGCCATCGTGGAAGTGCTAAAGAAATACTACCCTGATATTGGTGACGAACGCGCGGTCTACTTCGCCTATGACGTTCTGTTAGCACTCTATAAACTGGAGCAGGAAAACATTGAGTCATGACCTGAAGTATGTGGGTGGATACGGGCCACTTGGCACCAAACTGATGATACTAGGTGAAGCTCCCACGTATGAAGATACGGTGGCGGGTAAGCCGTTCACAGGTTCAGGTGGCAGAGAGACTGCGCGTATGTTAGCCGATGCGGGGATAGATATCGGCGGCGTGTGGCAGACGAACGTATGCAAGTATCAGGTTCCTCCCAATGAGGGGAAGAAGAAATTACCGTTTGAGATACGCGCTCGTGACGCTGGTATTGATGTCGCACAACAACTAGAAGAACTGCGGACTGAAATCAATGAAATCAAGCCGAACTGTATTCTTGCTCTCGGTGGAACTGCATTGTGGGCGCTCTCTGGCAAAACGAAGATTGCTAAGCACAGAGGCTCAATTATGTGGGGAATGGGTACGAAGTTTGTGCCTACCTATCATCCCGCGCATTTGCTATCTGGCGGTGCATCAGGCGAAATTAAAGGTTACTACAATCGACAAGTCATGATTGTGGATATGAAGCGCGCGGCTGATGAATCCCAATACAAGGAGATTCAACTGCCCTCTCGCACCCTTCAGATCGCATCCAATCAGGCTGAACTATGGGAATTTCTGGAGAGATACAAGCACTGTGACAAGGTGAGTGTGGATATCGAGGCGGGTGGTCATTGCCTCCCTATCTGTATCGGACTCGCGTTCAATAAGTCACATGGAATGACGGTTCCACTGTGGAACAAGGATGGAATTTCCACCATACCTGACAGCGGCTTGGCTCAGATGTGGAAGATGTTGGCGCAAGTGTTATGGGAGAAGAAAATTGTCGGACAAAACTTCAATTACGATAGAGATAAAATTAGACGACTTGGATTTGCAATCAGAGGAATTCATTCAGACACTCTCCTTAAAGCTTTTGCCATTAACCCCGAGCTTCCTAAAGGATTGGCGTTCCTTACCTCCATCTACACGAGAGAGCCTTACTACAAAGATGAAGGAATGTATGAAGGAAGCTATCGAGACTTGTTTCTCGGTTGCGCTAGAGATTCATGTGTTACGTACGAAATAAACGATGCGATGGACGCGGACTTGGATGAATTGAATATCAGGAAGTTCTATGAGAACTTCATCATGAAGCTCCCCGATATGTATGCGGAGATTGAGAGGAATGGCTTCTTCATTGACAACGAGAAGAGGATGTCACTTCTCCGTAAGTACATTGAATGGGATGAGCGGCTCGGCTATGAGATGTTCCAACTCTCTGGCATCGATACCAATGTCAACTCTCACCTTCAGGTTCACTCTCTCCTATTCGACCATTGGAAACTGCCTAGAAGAGATGGAGTGGGGGAAGAGGAACTATCCGCACTATTGAATATTCAAGGAAAGGGTGTACATGACCCTGAGCAGAGGTTATGGATTGAGAAATGCTTAGAGAGAAGAAGGGTCAAGAAAACTATTTCCACCTATCTACTAGCTATACCGGATTACGATGGGAAGATGCGCACCACCTGTTTCATGTGCTTGGATACAGGTCGTACTAGTACGGGTCAGCAAGACCCGCCTATTCGACCGTTGGTTGACACTGTGGGCAAAGGTAAGAAGGCGGACATGAAACCGATGGGTACGGCGTTCCAAGTGTTCACCAAGCATGGTGATATTGGGAGTGACGTGAGAGGAATGTATATTCCTCCCCCTCATCACATCTTTGTACAACTAGATAGCTCTCAGGCTGAGGCTAGAGTTGTATTTAACCTCGCCAATGATGAGCAGGCGCTAAAGGACATAGATGAACATGATTTCCATGCTTACACTGCTACTTGGTTTTTCGGTGGTGTTGAATCTGATTATTCTAAGAAGGTGCTCGGCTATGAGTCGCCGATTAGATTTGCTGGTAAGACTCTCCGCCATGCAGGACACCTCGGCGCAGGTAAACGACGCGCATCTATTGAACTTAACACTCAGGCAAGAAAGTATAAAATCCCGATCACAGTGAGTGAGGCTCAGGCTGAACGCGCACTCAAGATATTCCACACGAAACAGCCGAAGATTCGACAGGTGTTCCACAATGGCGTGGTGGAAGCATTGAAGGTGAATCGTACACTCATTGCTGGATTACCATATGGTATAGATGCACCCATCGGTGGGACGCGCATCTTCTATGAGCGGTGGGGTGATGAGTTATTCCGTCAGGCATACTCATACATTCCACAGCGGACGGTCACTGACAATACGAAGGCGGCTAACCTGCGAATTAAGGCCCAATTCAGTGAATGTCAGTTGATATTGGAGGCTCATGACGCCCTAGTGTATGCCATCCGTCGTGAATACTTGGATGATTTCGTAGCTATTGCACAGAGGGAGATGGAACGTCCCATCAACTTCTCTACATGCTCCTTGTCTCGCCGTTTCCTGAAGATCCCGTGTGATGTGGAAGTAGGTGAGAACTACAAGGATTTGAAGAACTACAAGAAATCAGGACTGGTTGCAGAAACAGTAGTTAAAAAGGAATACGCGAGTCCAACCGAAGAGTTTACAGTACAGGAGTGAGCGCGTGTCATGGCTGGAACAACTACTCTCCCAACACAACGAGTTAGAGTCACCGACTAACTTCTGGCTATGGGGTGGTCTAGCTTCTATCTCAGCCGTAGTAAAGGACAACGTATGGATGCACCGACAAATTCACAACTTGTATCCGAATATCTACGTTATGTTTCATGCGGAGTCAGGACTGAAGAAGGGTCCACCAATCAGCATGGCCAAGCAGTTAGTCAGAGGTGTAGGAGGCACCCGTATTATCTCTGGCCGTTCGTCTATTCAAGGTATCTTAAAAGAGCTAGGGTCAACCGAGACACTACAAGGGGGAAAGCTGAAGTACCCGAAGTCAACCGCGTTCATATGCAGCTCGGAACTGACGAGTAGTATCGTCGAGGATAAGGTGGCGACGGACATACTGACGGACCTGTACGACCGACAATACAATATCGGTGAATGGCGGTCACTACTGAAGATGGAATCGTTCAACCTGAAAGATCCCACGATCTGCATGTTGACAGCCACCAATGAGGCGCACTCCTCTGATTTCTTCGGTAAAAAAGATATTCATGGTGGGTATTTCGCGCGTACATTCGTGGTATCGGAGAACAAGAGGCATCGAGCCAATTCACTCCTCGTCCCACTCACCAACCCCCCACAGTATTCAGAACTAATTGAATACTTGAAGGTGATAGAGAAACTCGCGGGTCCATTCGCTCCACTCGCGAGTCGGGAACAGAGTGATGAATTTCCTATAGCACACTTGGACAAGGAGACAGGAGAGTATTACTACTTCAATGACACAGGGCTGATATACGAGCGGTGGTATGAGGAGTTCGTAGAGACGATTCAGAATCAAGAGATCAGGGATGATACAGGGACGATGAATCGCTTCGGTGACTCCGTGTTGAAAGTCGCCATGCTTCTATCACTCGCACGTAGTCCAGAACTGTACATCGATGAGGAGTCCATGCGTACTGCCATCACCTACTGCGAACGGCTGGTAGGTAATGTGAGGGAAATGACGCACGGTAAGAAGGGTCTGAGTGATGCGAAGAATATCAAGTCACTGATTATCAACGAGATACTCGCGCGTGATGGACAGAAGATATCTCGCGCAATGCTGTTAAAGAAGATGTGGGCACACTATAAGGAGGCATCGGAACTGGATGAGATTATGCTGTCATTCCACGAGGCAGGAATGATTAAGTCTGAGAGTATGGGAAATCAAATCATCTACGTCATGCCAGAGGGTCAGACGGGTGAGTTGAAACGACTATTCGCGGGGAAGAATAAGTAAATGCTCATACCAAGACCGACATATAAGGAACCTGAGCCGGAACCTGTAGTCATACTAGGTCCGTCTAAGGCATATGTAGATTGGTATCTAGGAGTGGAGAACTGGACATGCGCGGAATGTGGGGCCGTGATGTTTGGCCGCATGTTATACTGTATCTACTGTAAGCATCGTTTGGGGAAAGACACACAGCGACCGGAGACATATCATGAACGGAACCGTGAAGAAAGTCGTCCAAGATAAGCAGTTCGGATTCATCAAGGGGATTGATGGGAAGGAATATTTCTTCCACAAGCAAGACATGAATGGTTTCTGGGAGGACCTTATCATTGATATGGAAGCTGAACAGACCATTTCAGTTTCATTTGATATAGTTCCCTCTACTAAGGGACCTAGAGCTGGTAATGTTAGTAGGCTGGATGGTGGGGTAGCCAATGAATCTAGAAAAAGCTAGAGATAGAGCACTAAGACATACCATTAAAGATCCCATTACCAACTGCTGGTTGGCTCAAGGAGCCCTTCGCAATGGCTATGGAGTGGTAATGGTAAAGTACCAATCTGTTTACTTACATAGATTATCAGCAGCTCTCTATTTGGGGTATACTTTAGAAGATATAACTCGTCAAGTAAATCATAAATTGTTCTGTCCCAATAAGAACTGTTGGAATCCAGAACATCTCTATGTGGGCACTCAAGAGGAAAATATGAATGACCCACATAGAGGTAAAACCCATTGTATTAATGGACACGAATTCACAGAGGAGAACACCTACATGGACTCCTCTATGAAGAGTGGAGGTAGAAAATGTAAGACATGTAGAAAAGCAGCATTATCAGTTTTTAGAGCTAAAAAGAACTCCCTCTATCAAAGTGGTTAGCGGTCAGCATTCCAAGGCGCATTCTCGAAGATGCTCCCTTTCACGAGCCAGTCATCTTCTGGATCGTAGAACTTGCTGACTGACTCCCCTGCACTGTATGTCTGAGTGCCCATTCCGAACATCACTGGTACCATCCAGGGTAGAAGGTCTGGGCGCTCATTCATAATCTCGTACAGATCTTGCATAGCGAGAGGTACGAACATCTGAGCTGCGCGGTCCTTCACATGGAATGGAATGTTCTCAGATGCATTAGCTAAGTCATACGCGAACTTGGCTACCGGATTCAACTTGTTAGCGAAGAATCTCTCTCCTGCCTCCCACTGTGTCTCACCTCTGAATCCCTCGCCATACTTGTGGAATTCACCTGATGCAGATGAGGTGTATCCACCCGCTAGACCACGCGCGATCACGACGAGATACTGCTGAAATCCGCTACCAGGGTCGAAGCGCGTATCCTCGAATCTGATCTTCCCTGCATCAGAGCTAGTCGGGTCCATACTCACTTCACCACCAGCCATCTTACCTAGTTCAGTGAATGTCAACCATGCCATACCAGCTCCGAGCATGGACTTCATATACTGTTTCCGGATATATGGAGTAGCCATCGCATAGGTAAGAGGATTCATCATGCGCACTCTAGACGCCATGAGACGTGGTGAGAACAAGCCATACATCAACTTGTCCGCAATACTCTCAAGTGATTTCTCACCACCGCGTGAGGGCCAGAAATGCGTCTTGAGCGGACCACGGCCTGTAGCAGTATTCACATAGTCTGCAAGCTCACCTGCTAATACATCATTGTGGAAGGGATTGAGTGCCTGCGCCTGTTCTGGTGTATATTTCTGCTTCAATAATCCTGGCCGCGCAGATCCTGTAGCCTCCGCATCAATCGCCATGTCCCGCGCATAGTTCATCATGTTATCGAATCTATTCGCTCGCAGGTGATTCAGGAATGTGCGATAGAACCGATTAGATGCGCGGATAGGTGTGGCTGCCACCTTCCATACAGGGGAAAGAATGGGGATACGATATGTCTTTCCATTCTTATCAAATTCACCCGTTTCCACCAACTGAGATGCGATAGCTTCCTCCCTCTTACCGATAGGTGTCTTGCCATCGATAACTGCCACATTATGACGCTCTGCAATAGAGTCCTCAAACTTCAATGTCTGAGCATTCCATTGACGAGTCTGTGTCGGTAGTGACTTGAGATCAGCATTGATAGCCTCTTCAGCCTTAGCACTGAAGATAGTATTCTTGGACGCCCACATCGCCTTCCAGAATTCTGGCGTGTGAATCATCGTGATAGCCTGTCTACCACCAGGTGACAGGTCTACCGCTGTAGTGATGTTATTTACACCACCAATCACCTCTTTAACGATGTTGGTATCTCCCTCTTTCTTAGGTGGCCGTGGCTCACCCATTCCAATCCCAGTTTTCTGTTTGAAATTCTGCCACATCCCCGCAGCTTGATTTAAGTTAGCGGCAGGATTGATAGGTGTCGCCCCCTGCTCCTCAGTGATGAAGCGGCGGAACATATCTTTAGCATTCTGTCCGTAGTTACCCCTGAATTCCGGGCTATTTACATCAGTTCTAGATCGGGCCATTGGAAGCCCACCATCTGAATTTGCGTTAGGATTTACCTCCCGATAGGGCTGTTCAATAGGAGTGTTATCATTGAGGATACTTTCAGGAACACTCGCGCTCAATCTCTTCGCTTGTGCATCATAGTTACGCACCATATTGCGGATCAATCGATTGGTAAACTTGCTATTTCCGAAGTTACCCGCAGGGACACGCGCGCCCATCTCTATCGCCTTCTTCAATACGGTGGCGGTAGCGACGGCTCTATCCTCACGAGAAACGTATTCATTGGAGCCTAATCCATCGATGCTCCCCTTACCGTTAGGTTCAATACTACCTGTCAGGGCCGCGTGTGTCTTGCCATCAGCTCCACGATAGGCGAGATTGAAGAACTGCGTACCACCATATTTACCTGTGATCTGCACACGTAATCCTGGAGGTCCATCACCTGCATCCTCAATCATTCCACGAGCGAATCCCCGCCAATCTTCAGTCTCTTGTGCATCAGGCTTGAAATCACTCTTATCTCGACCTGCAAGATAAGCTCTCATATCGTTCACTTCAGCGTTCGTGAGGGGTGCCTTTAAATCATCACCTAACAGATCCCTACTCTGTGTTGGATCAGCAAGGTTAGGTGCTTCATTCGGTCTAGAAGGACTAGATGGACGTTCTCTAGGAGCATTCCCACCCTCGAAGTTCTTAGGATCTTGCCAATAGTTATCCCACGGATTTGATCCAGCCGTACCAGCCATCTCTCTGTATCGACGCGCGCTCTGAGGGGCTTCATCAAGTGGAAGTGGTGTCTCACCTTCTCGATGTGGTATAGATGGTCCTCTCTCCCAAGGTGGAGCGACAGGCTGCCCCGTACCTCTTGCAATAGCCATTAAGTTGACCTGTGCCTCGGATTTTAAATCTTCCAAGATAGGTCTATTAGGAGAATCTCTGGCCGTATTTCCAATATAGATATCCAGAGTACTCATTAACTTATTCATTTCTTCAATAGTAGTAACCTGATCTAATACATCTACAACAGCACTATAGGTACCATCTGAACGTGGATCTCCCATCCCCTGATCATTAGAATCAATTACTTCTGATAAAGCACGCATGAAGTTTCTCTGATTGGGAGAAACTCTACTCGTGGATGGTACAGCAGGTGTAGCTGCATCTACCGCAGCTTGGGAAGGTACGTTCCCAAATGCAGCCTGATCGATCCGTTCTACTTCACGTAACCTCCGACTTACCGCATTCTGTAGTGACTCATAGGTCTGTAATACGTTATTACTATCAGCGTTAGACATACCCGCTGAGAGGCTGGAATAAGCTCGTTCTAACTCAACTCTATCATCTGCATTACGGATTTCGTGCATGATGTCATCATATGAAAATACAGAGTTATTGAATCGTCCATTAGTTCCGATAAAGTTATCTAGTGCGCCAGCTAATCCGGGTGTGGGAGCAACTACCTCCTGTACACTGAGTTGACCACTCGATACCTGATCTATCTCAGTGGGGGTAGGTTCTCGTCCCAAGAATCGACGCAAGTTCGCCCACAATTGCTGAGGGTCAAACTCCCCTGATTCATCATTCCATAGATTTCTACCACGTTCAAACAGATCAGATCTAGTTAGCCTTAATTTACGCTCGAATTCAGGATCTGCTTTTGCTCGTCGAATTAAATCCTCATCAGCACTCATTCTTGGTGCAGATGGAGGTTTCGTTCCTAATAATTCAGATAGGTCAAGTGGATTCTCTGTAGCATTCATATCATAGGGATCATTTGATTTGATGTTATAAAGATCTCTAGGATCAGCCCAGAAGCTCTCTTCTAATAACTTCCTACCCCTATTTAATTTTCTTCCTACCCCTTTAACTCCTTCCCATAGTGCTTGGGGGTCAAATTCACCCGATTCATTTGATAGGAGTCTAGCTAGTATCTCTTTAGCCTTGGCGACATTACGCTGGAATACAGTGGTAGTAGGATCTGTAGTAGTTTCAACGAATCCACTCTCAGCCATCCTCTTACGGAGGCCATCATCCACCTTATCTGTGGGTACAGGAATCTCCTGACCCTCCCCCTGTTGGATGGGGACACGTCCCTCTGGAACCGCACCGGGTCTAACCGCTCTCAGATCTACTTGAGGTGTAGTTAATGACTGAGTGAAGGGAGATTTAGGTGCATTAGATACAGGTGTACGGGGTGCATCAGGAGTGGATGGATTATACTTCTCCATCACATCCGCACGCACCATCACCGGAAGTCCCTGATCTACCACATTCGGTGCGATAACGTATCCCTTAGAGCGGAAGTAGTTTTGGACACTTGCATCTTGCCTCAAGAGAGTAACTGTCTCTCCGTTAGCGGATACGGTGGCCTTACCTGGGAATGGATTATCTGGTGCTTTCGGTAGGGTCTGTTGGGATGGAGGAGCCATCTGCTCCATCAATGTAGGTGCAGGAGCCTGTGCGCCTTTTGACCGAGCGCGCATGTACTGTTCAAAGGGAGATCCAGTCCCACCATACTCTGTCTTAGGTGCAGTGGAAATAGCCATTAAGTCTTCAATTTCCTGCTCAATCTCCCTGACAGTAGTTGTATCTCCCTGTTGTTTAGCCTCATACGCCATCTGCTCAAGACGCGCGATCTGTGCTTCTTTTCCACCAGATTTGGGGGCGAAATCAGCCATTGTAGGTGGTTGACCCAAATCAATCTCACCTACTGTGGGTCCAAGAATACCTCCGAATGCATTTGGATCTTGGTTCTGTAGATTCTGTAATGGAACCGCTCTCTTGCTACCAGGTGTAGTGTAATGAGAGAAGTTCAGATCTAATTGATTCGGATCACCTGTAGGAGTGGGTGATGTAGTTGGATCCCACGCGCGTTCGGGGGCATTCTGTGGCGTATACGCATTCAAGTCCCCCATGTTTTCAATACCCGGTAATTGACCCGGTACTGGTTGAGGATTCTTACGCGCGTTATTCAGCCAATCCTGCATGTATTGACTGGTAGGAGGGAACTGTAATGAAGGATTAGGAGGGGGTAAATTCGCCTCTTTCGGCGCAAGTGGAGCGGCTTCATTAGACAGTCCTGCTACACGACCAACGAATGGGAGAGAACCAAATCCAGCGCCGAATGCACCGCCATATCCGAAGGCACTTCCCATCTCACCTAATGAGGGGAGTTCACCTGTTTCCGCAATAGATGTGGGTACCTGTGAGGCAGCATTAATAACACCACCTTCTAATGCATTCAATCCTGCATACTTACCTAGTTGTCCTAATGAGGCACCAGCCGCAGGAACAGGTACAAATCCACCTAACTGACCTAGACCAGCCTGAAGAGCAACTTGATTAGGATTAAAGTTATTCCGTAATCCTTGCTGCATTTCAAGGTATTGACCACCAATCTCACCCATACCCGCACCACCGAAGCCACCTACAGCAGCTCCGAATGGGCCACCTAACATACCTCCAATAGCCGCACCACCAAGTGCAGGCAGGACACGCGCGCCTGTAGTTAATACTTTTTGGCGGAAATCAGGCTCAGGCGGTAACGGCGGCGGTGCTCCGTATGTAGTCCGTTGAGGATCAGGAGCAGGAGTTAATGGACGTAATCCCAATCCATATGGATCACTGGTAAGGGGACGTAATCCTAAACTAAATGGGTCTTGAGGCATTATCGCACCTGCTGATATTCACCGGTTGCAAGAGCTTTCTGCAAGTTCTCAGCTGGAATAGCAAAGGTATTACCCTGCTTATCCCGAATTACTACCTCACCCGGTCTAACTGTAGTAGATGGTGTACTAACTTGTCCGCCAGTGATACGACCATCAGGTGAAAGTGAGACGGATACAGATGGAGCTAGTCCTCTAGTGGGACCAGTTCCGGGCTGCTGAAAGTCCCCGATAGTCGGGGGTGCTTGAGGTTTCTGTAATGGAGGCGCGGGCTGGCTCTGTACAGGTGCAGATGGAGAAGAATCAGATGGAACACCACCAGAACGCATGGGAGGAGCGATATACGATGGGTCAATTTCCTTCGCCATTCTATCCCATGCAGCCATAGCCGGTTCATCTTGTGCATCCGTAGTAGTCCATCCATAAACAGGTCGTTTACGTAATGAATACTTATCTCCCTGCACATTAAATAGATTAGCCCATCGAGGATTCAGTTTATATAGTTCTCGCGCCTTTTCATTCCGTTCGGTTGCCAGTTCTGTAGCTACCCTATCTCCCACTTTAGGTGTATTAGATTGGGGATTAGGGAGATTTACACCACTCTCTTCACGCGGTTGAGGAGCTGGTTGTGGAGTAGTAGGTGCGACGGTGGGTCCACCCTTAGCAGGACGCCATTCACCTGTCTTAGCATCACGTTCCCATACCGTTCCATCAGGTGACTGTAGCATATTTCCAACAGAGGCCGCAGCAGCCTGAATTCGACCCTCATTCTGCAATTCAATCTTATCGCGTTCCGTCATGCCAAATGATGGACCCAAATCTCGTGTTTCTAGAGTTTGAGGATTAGTGGCAATGATACGTTCACCACGTTCATCAATGACCCAATTAGGATTACGCTGTTTGAAGGCATACGCGGTCGCTCGTAACTCCGCAATTCTATTCTTTTCAACCCGATCCTCTTCAGTCGCTCTATTCCTGTCTAAATTCACCATATTCGTGGCTGTATTGGTGGCTAGTGTGCGTTCAGTGTTATTACGTGCTACTTCATTCGTCGCTGCCTGACCGAATGGCGTAGTCTTAGTCGTCCATTCTTCCTTAGCCTTTGCATAGGGGGAATACATGACTCGATCTTGAATATCGAGCATGTCCTTACCCTTAGCATTCGCCCCAAACGCGGCTGTACCTGCGAGTAGAGCGCGCATGATACCCGGTTTATTCATTTGCGGAGGCGCATCTAATAGGTCATTGTATCTATCCGACGCGCGCGTGTCAGGGGTGTATAAACGGTTAATTAACCCCTCTAAATCATTACTCGTCAATCCCTCTGACTTGGAACTAGGCTTCGTGGTAGGAGAGCGAATATACTCTTCAGCACCGGGTGATTGAGCAGATTCAAATGGATTAGGCCCACTACTAAACGGACCTCCAGGTGGACGTGGATCCATCGTAAATGGATTCGGCTGTGGTGCCTGCTGTACAGATTGCTGAGGCTGATATGACTGTTGTGGAGATGAAATGGAGGGCATACCACCACCCATATCCATTCCATAATTCTGCATGAGACTCTGTTGGCGGAGACGTTGTGCATCAGTCATCATTCACCTCAGAATCTAACCGTTCCCATACCAGTATTGGTTCTACGTGCCTGAGTAGATGACTGAGGCTGCCCCTGTTGACCAAATGTCACATTCCCTAATCCGCTAGTAGTACGGGGAGTGCCACCTACAGATGTGGTAGTACGAGGAACTCCGCCACCATAACTAGGTGCCTGAGCCTGCTGTTGAGGCTTATTCCGATTGGAGATGGCATCCATGATGGGGATACCATACTGAGATACGATATTACCCACATCTCTGGCTCGACTCATCGTCTGATCATACTGACCGGGGAGTCCCTGAGATTCGATATCTCGACCCATCAGATTGGTGCCAAATGTACCACCTTGACCCACCGCATTCAGGAGTTGATTCCCGAATAGCTCAGATTGACCCGGTGTAGTTCCATAGAGGGAAGTCATTCCACCTAAGGCTTGTAATCTCTGGGCCGTACTCATCGCATCACTAGCTGCACCACGAGAGGCCGCAGATTCACCTGCTGCGATATTTCTAGCCTGCGCCTGTGACTGCGCATCAGCGTTATACATACCTGCTTTTAACTGGGCATCTAACCGCTGACCCTCAATACCACTCATTCCGCCCAATCCACTCAACTGGTTACGATTACGGTCCTGAATGATACCAGCTTCAACATTCTGCATAGCATCCGCGGCTCCCTGTCCCTGTTCGCGAGCCATTTTCACCTGAGCCGCAGCCGCATTCGGAGAATAGCCACCTTGTAGTGACCGTTGCCTCCCCATTTCACGTTCGGCGTTAGCATATGCAGCTCGAATGGGAGAGGCCCCACGAGCACGCATATTCGCCATATCTTGGCCAGAATATCCCCCTGTATTGGAGAAATTCTCGAAGCCACCATATGACTTAAATGGGTCGGAATAAGAGACTTCAAAGGGGGTATACATACCCATCGCATTGAAGCCACCACCTCCACCGCCACCACCTTCAGCACCACCCGGTCCACCTGATGCAATGGACCGATACTGATTCATGATGTCAGTATAATCACCATAATTCGCTTCAGCACCACGTCCGTAATTCTGCGCAAATGCCTGCGCCATCGGACCCTGTTGCTGTTCGTATCGCTGTTGCTGATACTGTGACTGATTTTGTAATCTGCCTCTCGGATCGGAGCCAGATTGCGGTCCAGCATACGGTGAAATAGGCATATCTGACTCCTACGGACAGATGATTTGAAACTGCACGAACTCGGATGATGGAATCACTGATGGAGTAGATTCACTAAGTATTTCAATGACATCCTGAGTGACACGGATAGATGGAATAGGTTGACTGAGTATTTCAACGACATCCTGCGTAACCCTAACATCTAAAGGAGATAGAATAGCGACTTCAAGTGGGAGTTGAGATACCTGTAGAGTGACGGACGCATCAGATTGAATCGCTACTTCAACAGGTAGCTGTGATACCCGATTAGACATTGAATTAGACCGTAACCTTCATTCCGGCCTGAATTGAGGCGATATCAGAAGTCGTCCATGCCACACCACT